CCCCAGAAGGACGTGTGGTCGGCGGCGAAGTAGCCGTCCGCGACCCGGAAATACCCCTGCAGCTCGACGGTATCGCCTGCCGTCAGCGGCACCATGGTCTGAAGCCAGATCGCGGTAGCGAGCGAGACATGAGTGGCGGAGATTTCGCCGAGGGAGCCGCGGATTTCGGTCGTGCCGTTCAGGACGAGCCGCCCGCGCATGCGGGCGGTGGCGCTGGCGTTGATCTTGTACAGCAGAGTCGCGCCGAAGAGGTAGGTGCCGTCCACGGGGGCGACGAAGTGGTTGTTCACGGCGTCGAACGCGCCCTGATCGTTGTAGTCGGTGTTGTTAAGGCCGATCTTGGTCCAGGTGCCGACGCCGACGTAGTTGTCGTAGTTCGTGTAAGCCTTGAACCGCGGCAGCCGGGGCTGATCGACAATGCCGGTGGCGTTGTCGACGCTCAGCCCGTCGAAGAAGGTGCTGCCGTCGGCGGAGACCGCGAGCCGGAAGCGGTCCGACCCGAACAGCCCCACCAGCGCCTTGGTCACGAAGCCGGTCTGGAGGGTCAAACCGAGATCGTCGCCGGCCGCCTCCTTGTTCATGGTGTAGAACAGGTCGCCGGTGCCGCCCTCGGCCACGGTCCTCGCCGTCCAGAGCGCGGCGTTGAGCTTGGCCGAGAACGGGTTCGATGCATCCGCCGTGGTGCCAACCCCGAGGAGCGCCATGTTCTGCAGCGCCGCCGGTGTGGTCCCGAGCCAGCCCGCGCCATCGTAGACCAGCAGCAGGCCCTCGTCCTCGACCCATGCGCGCCAGCCGATCCGCGGGGGAAGTCGCAGCCAGGCGCCATCGGTCCAGAGCGCGACGTTCAGGTCCCATCCGGACCATTCGCCCGTCGCGCCCGAGGCGACGATGTAGCGATCGCCATCGGCGGGACTGCCGGGCGGCGCTGTCAGATCGCGGTCGAGCACGGAGAGCTGCACGAGCCCGTCGAGCAGCCGCAGCGCCTCGTTGTGGGTGACGTGCTTCTGGGCCTGCGCCGCCAGGATGTAGGGCAGCAGGAGATGGGTCGTGGCGTCGGACATGGGATGGCCTTCAGAGTATCAGCGTGAGGGTCTTGGGCGCGCCCCGCCCGACGAGGGCGGAGAGCTGGTAGATGCGGCTGTCGAGCGTGTCACCGGGGCCGAGCGGCGCGCCCCAATCGGCGGTCTGGTCTGCGGCGGTGTAGACCGCGCTGGTGGTGGCGGTGCTCAGCACCCGCTTAACGGTCGCGCCATCAAGGATCTCGACCTCGTAGGCTTCGAGCTCTTCTCCGAGCGGCACTTCTAGCCCGCCCCAGCTGTCGGCCGCGAGAGCTCGGGACCGGCGCGTCCAGCGGATCGTCAGATCGCCGGGCGTGCGCGGCCTGCGCCACGGCTGCTCGACATGGGCGCCGGAGAACGGCCGCAGCCCGACGCCCGCGGGCGTGAAGGATTGCGCCACATAGGTCTCGTCGCTGACGGGGCGGCTCGCCGGACCGATGCGCCAGTTCCACGGCAATCCGAGATCGGCCTCGGCAATCGGCAGGGACGCCAGCGACGCGTCCAGCACCACGACAAGAGCGCCAGCGGGCGCCGGATTGCCCATCGCGCCCTCGGTGCCGCGCTGGCCGCGCAGGAGCCGGGTCAGCCGGTATCGACCCGGCGCCAGCAGCTCGGCCGCGCCCGCCTGCACGATCTCCCAGGTGCCGGGCGCGCTCTCGATAGCCAGCGCATTGGCGCCGCCCAACAGCGTCAGGTCGGTGACGCTCTCCAGCGTGCCGGTGAGCAGATCGACCACAAGCGCATTGCCGTGGTCGAAGCGTGAGGTGGGGCCCGGATAGAAGTCCGAGACCAGCGCTCCGATCCGGGCGCGGCTGCCGAACGTGGTCAGCAACTCGAACCCGTCCGTCGAGGGGCTGCGGAACACCGCCATCTCGCCCGGCCAGGGAAGAGCGTGCGCCGCGACAAACGGTCGATGCGCGGGCTGGTCCTCGGTCAGCTGCGGCAGGTCCATCAGCACCGCGTCCGGCGCGCCGAACACCACGGCCCGCGTCAGCGACGCCGCGCGGGGATCGCCGGGCGGCAGATCGTAAGTCGCACGGTCCTGCCGCACCGCCTCGATGCCGCGCGCTGCCGCGTCGGCGATGGAGACGAGCCGCAGATCGACCAGACGCCCGTCATGCGCGAGCCGGATCGCATCGGCCGGATCGAACGCGAGGCGCGAGGGTGGCAAACGGAACGCCGCCGTCTCGCGGCCCACCCACGCCTCCATCAGCGCGCGGCGGCAGCGCCTCTCGGCCTCCTCGGGCGGCACCGCCATTGGAAAGGACTCGGACGCGATCCGGGTCGTGTCCACGGTGATGCGCCGGGCCTCGACGAGGGCCGCGTCGTAATCCTCGTCGGCGCGGGCGACCTGCCATTTCAGGGCCTGCGGCAGTTCGGTCTCCTGGCCGCGCGTCAGTTCCAGCACATCGCCCTCGCGGGTGGCCACCAGATCGTCGGGCGCGAGGGTGGCGACGGAGGCCCGGCCGCGCATGACAAAGCGGATCCCCCCCTCTGTCTCGACGGCGTCGAAGCCGAAATGCCGCGACAGCGTTGTGATCGAGGCGCGTGGGCTTTCCAGCGCCGTGATGGCGTAGCCTTCGACCGCGCCCCAGAGGCCGGTGACGTCGATCCGGGACTCGGGCAGCCCGGCGCGCAGGCAGAGGTGCCGCACGAGCGCCGCCAGCGACACCGCGCCAAGCCGTCCGGTCAGCCAGTGCCCCAGCCGCCAGTTCGCCCCGTCCGTCCAGACATCGGTCAGCGCCGGAAAGAACGGGTACGGCCGCGCGTCCCAGGTCCAGGCGGCGCATTCCGGCACATGCACCATCCGGCCGCCGTAGACCGATGACACCGGGTTGTTCGCCGGGACGCCCCACCAGAGGTACGTCGCCTCGAGATAGGCGCGCTGGATCGCGTCGTCGCGCCAGCCCCGCGAGAAATGCGGCGTGAAGCTCTCGGACGACTTCGGGTCGAAGAAGACGTTCGGCTGGTTCGTGCCCCGGTCGATGGCGGGACAGCCGAGCTCGGTGAACCAGATCGGCTTCGACTCCGGCGCCCACGCCGTCAGCGTGCCGCTCTCCACCCCGCCCGGGCGGTCGTAATGCGCGTTCGACCACCAGGCGCGAAGATCCTTGTAGCGGAAAACCCATGGCTTGCCCGCCGCGCCATCGCTGATCGGGGTGCGCACCTGTGCCACCCGATCAGCCGCACTGGCATAGAACCAGTCGAAGCCTTCCCCGCCCGCAATGTTCCCCTGCAGATAGGCCCGGTCGTAGATCGCAGGCCAGCCCGCCTGCGCATCCGCGTGCTCGAACCCGTCGCGCCAGTCCGACAGCGGCATGTAATTGTCGATGCCGACGAAATCGATCTCCGGGTCCGCCCAGAGCGGATCGAGGTGGAAGAACACGTCGCCCGAGCCGTCGCCCGGCTGGTGCCCGAAGTATTCCGACCAGTCGGCGGCGTAGCCGATCTTCGTCCCGGCCCCGAGAATGGACCGCACATCGGCAAGGAGGTCCCGATAGCCCTGCACCGCCGGATAGGTGGCCGCGCCCGAGCGGACCGTCGTCAGCCCCGGCATCTCGGTGCCGATCAGGAAGGCATCGACCCCGCCCGCCGCCGCGCAGAGATGGGCATAGTGCAGCACCATGCGGCGCAGGCCCCAGTCGCCGGGCGTGCCTGTCCACGAAACCGATTGACCCGCCACGCTGAAGCTCGCAGGTGTCGCCGCGCCAAACAGCGCCGCGACCTGGCTTGCGGCCGTGGCAGTCTTGTCGACCGATCCCGCGTAGCCTGCCGCTGGAGAACAGGTGATCCGGCCCCGCCAGGGGAAAGCGGGCTGGCCGGTCTCGGCGGCGTTGTCGGAATAGGGGTTCGGCAGGGTGTTGCCGGGCGGCACGTCCATCAGGATGAATGGGTAGAATGTCACGCGCAGCCCGCGCGCCTTCATCTCCTGGATCGCCTGCACCACGGCGAAGTCGGACGGCGTGCCGCCATAGACCGGGCGGTCCTGGTCGTCGCGGCTGACCAGGAAGGCGTTGGCACGGCTCACGCCGTTCACCGACCAACTGGCGGGCGTGGTCGACTTGGCCGAGACCTCGACGCCCGGCCGCACCTTGCAGGAGCCCGCGCGCAGGTCGTCGCCGAACCAGGCCACGACGAGGCTGACGCTCTCGACCGCAGGCGCCATCGCTTGCAGCCGGTCGAGCGCCTCCACCATGTCGGTGGAGTCGGCCAGCGCGTTCAGGTTCTCGGGCATCGTCGCGCCGCCATCGGTCTTGCGGATGGCCTGCGTGGCATATGTGAACTCGCCCGAGGCCGGGATCATGGTGACGGCGCGGGTCAGCCCCTCGGCGGTGTCGGGATCGGCGAGCGGCCGGAAGACTTCGAAGGACAGCTGCGGCAGGCGGTTGCCGTAGGTCGAAAGCGCCAGTTCCTCGAAGACGACATAGGCGGTGCCGCGATAGGCGGGCGTGTTGGCTGCGCCCATCTTCCCCGCAATGAACGGGTCCGCCGTCTGCGCCTCGTCGCCGGGATACCAGCGCCAGGTGACGCCGGAGAGGTCCATCGGCTTGCCGTCGGCCCAGATCCGGCCAATGCCGGTGATCGGGCCTTCACACAAGGCCACCGCGAAGCTGGCGTAGTACAGATACTCGGTGGTCTTGACCTTGCCGCCCCCGCCGCCCTTGCCGCCGCCCTGCGTCGTGGTCTTCGTCTCCTCGCGGAAATCGGTCGCCCAGATGATGTTGCCGCCCATCCGCATCCGGCCATAGAGCCGCGGGATCACCGCGCCCTCGGTGGCCGAGGTGATGCGCAGCGTGTCGAGCCGCGCGCCCTCGATGCGCTGGGTCGGCGCCAGCGACGAGATGATCCAGCTGTCGACGACCGAGCCGATGCTCGAGCCGATGAAGCCGCCGATGGTCGCGGCGCTCACGCCGAGGATCGCCCCGCCGATCGAACCGCCGATGGCGGCGCCGGCTGCACCGAGAACAAGCGTTGCCATGTCGGGGTCTCAGCGTTGCGGGAAGAGGAAGGCGAAGGCGATGCGCCGCCGCCAGGCATTGGTGAGCGGTTCCTCGATCACGCCGAGCCGCTCATAGGCGTGGAGGAAGGTGGCAGGACCGGTGAGGATCCCGACATGCTTGGCGATGGCGCGGGGCCTCATGCAGAAGAGGACCAGCGCGCCGGGACCGGCCTCGGCAGGCGACACCTCGATCATCATGCGCCGCGCGCCTTCGGCCAGAACCTCGCGCGGGCCGGTCTCGCCCCAGTCGCGGCTGTAAGGCAGAATCGGGAACGGCTCCGGCCCCACCACGTCGCGCCAGACCCCCCGCGCGAGCCCGAGGCAATCGCAACCGACGCCGCGCAGGCTGGCCTGGTCGTGGTACGGCGTGCCGAGCCAGGAGCGTGCGACGGCGACGACACGCGCGGGGTCGGCCGATGCGAGAGGTTGCGTCACAGCACGCCTCCCTCGTGGCCGCCATCCTTGGTGGCGTAGCGCAGCACGGCATCCTGGCCGGGGATGTGCGGGAACCCCCGGAAGTTGGCCGTGTTGGCGAACCTGGCGCCGCAGGTCTCGATCCGCTTATCGCAGCCCGCACGGATGGTGAAGGCATTGCCCTCGGAGATCTCGCGCACCGGCGCCTCGAGAAGGGTCAGCACGGCGATGCCGTCCGTCACATCATGGCCGAGAACCTCGGCCCGACGCCCCGCGTTGGAGCCACTGGTCCATTCGATGGTCCCGAAGGTGAACCAGCCGGAGGCGAAGCCGCCGAGGCCCGAAGCGGTGAAGGCGCGGTCGCGTAGAAGGTCGATCACGACGCTCGTGCCCTTGAACGCCGGGTTCTCCAGATCGACGCCGCAGCGCGCATCGCCGAGCGCGGCATCGCAGGTCGCCTGGAACGTCCGCCCGATCGTCTGGCCAAGCACATGCGCGAGCGAGCGGACTTCGGCGACGAAGGCCAGCCGCCCGCGCCGGATCTGGCCGATGGCCCCGCGCCGCATCAGCACGCGCTGGTTCGTGTCGGCCCAGTTCACCCGCCAGACTTCGACCTCGGCGTTATCCCAGCGGCCGTCGAGGATGTCGGTCTCGGTAATCCGGTCCGAGGTCAGCACGCCCTCGGCGTCCTGCGCATCGACCGAGAGGTCCGAGCCGGAACGGACCTCGGAGGCCGTCAGCCCGCTCTCGGGCTCGAAATCCGTCCCCTCGAAGCTGAGCGTCCGATCGTGGTCGGTGAAGCCGAAACTCGTGCCGTCGGCGCGCACGATCCGCCAGCACCAGGCGAGCGTCGTCGTTCCCTCGTCGAGATGGGCCTGCAGGTCGGGGTCGAGGGACTTCATCGGCGCAGTTCCAGAAGCGGGATGGAGGTGATCGAGCCGAGCCGCTCGAGGTCGAGCGTCACGTCGAGCGCGTCGGTGTCGAAACGGACCGGCACGTCGAACTCGAAGCCCGCGGTGATGGCGGCGCCAGCGCCCGGCGCGGTGCTGAAGGTGACGACGCCGGTGGCGGTGTCGACCGACCAGCCGGAAGGCTGCTCGACCCCGCCGAGCGCGATGCGCGCGGTTCCGGTCACCGGCTTCGCGACGGCGCGCGTCCAGGATTGCGCACCCGAGGCGTAGCGCTTGACCAGCTGGAAGGCGGTCGTCGCGCCGTCGCCCGTGCCGATAGACTGATCGGTGGGCGACGGCGTGCCCGAAGGCAGGCAGGACTTGTGGTCACCCCAGTCCTTGAACCGGAAGCCATGCAGGCGGCCATTGCGCGCCTCGAAGAAGGCGACGACGGCGGCCAGATCGTCGGCGCGGCGGATGCCATAGGCGACATCGTAGCGGCGGCGCGAATTGGCCCAGCTGGCGTTGCGCTCCTCGTCGCCCGAGGCGAGCTCGACGATCTGCGTGCGCCGCTCCGGTCCGCCCCGCGCACCTCGGCTGATGTTGTCGGGAAACCGGACCTCGTGAAACGCCATCACATGCCCCTCCGACCGAGCGACACGGCGCGGGCGATATCCGCGGCGACCTGCGTTCGCGATTGCCGGAAGCTCTCGGCGTCGCGGGCCATGATGGTCACGTTGACCCCGCCGCCCGCGCCGTAGCTCTGTGCCTCCCGCCGCGACAGCACGCGTTCCCCGCGCTGCAGGATCGCGGGCACCTCGTCGTGACGAAGCCCGGCCATGCCGCCACCATGCATCCGCGGCGCGGCGGCGAAGGCCATGGCCGGGACCATCCGCGAGGGTCCAGCCGATCCGACCATCCCGCCCGCATGCAGGACGTTGGCGAAGATGCCGCCCGCCCCGGAGAAGACGCCGGAGAGCGCATTGGCGATCGGCCCGAGGATGAACCGCCGCGCCGCCAGTTGGGCGAGATCGGCCAGCAGCGACGTCACCAGATCGCGGAAGTCGAGCTTGCCGGTCTTCACGAACTGGCCCACCGCGTTCTCGGCCGACTGGAAGGCGCCGACGAGGCTCTGGCCGATGTCGCCACCGATCTCGCGGGCCTTGCTGGCGTAGTCGGAGAGCGCGGCGGTGACCGCCCGCCAGCCGGTGACGGCCGCGTCGGTCGCGGGCTCCGCTACCGCAGCAGCAGCTCCGGCCGCCACACCTGCATCTGTTGCGGCGCGCCCGGCGTCGCCGAGGGACGTCTCCAGGCGCTCCGCCGCAGCGGTGGTCTCGGCCAGTGCGTCGGCGCCGTCCTCGTCGGTGCCGCGTACGGCATCGCGCAGCGCCTGCCAGCTTTCGAGGGGCGCACGGGCCCCCTCCGCCAGGTCGCGCGCCGCGCCGCGGTAAAGGTTGGCGGACTCGAGCGCCCTGTTCGCCGCCTCGGCCAGACCGAGATCGGGCGCGGAGAGCGGATTGTCCTCGAAGGCCCGATCGAAGGCCGCCTGAGCTGCCGTGGTTGCGGCAGTCGCCGCTCCCTCGAAGCGGTTCTCGATCTCGCCGAGGTCGAGGTCCGGAACCAGCGATATGCGCCGCTCCGACCCGAGCGCTTCGAGCCCCTGGTTGATGCCGCCGATAAAGCCGTTGATCCGCGAGACCACCCCGTTCAGCATCGCCTCGACGCCATCGACCAGGCTGTTGGCCGCCTGGAACGCGAGATCGCCGATGGCGGCGGGCAGCAGGCCCCAGATCGCCTTGATCGCCTCGTAGGCGCCTTCG